CTAGGCTATCGCCTGGACTGCCCAGCACGTCGCCGATCAGGAACTTGCCCCGGCGCTTCTTGCCCGCAGGAAACAAGGTGATCAGAACGGATTCAAGACGCGCGAGCAATTCAGCACGCAGTTCTTCGCGTTCGGCATCGTTGAGGGTGCGGCGGTTGGGGTCAGGCAGTGGCGCGACGTCGTTGAAGTCGAGAGTCATTCGGCCTCCTCACCATCGGCGTCACCGTTGCGCCCCTGCGCTGCGGTGCTGCGGGCTGCCCACGCAGACAGTTCGGATGGCCGATAGCGCACCAGACCGCCCATCAGGTAGTGGGGAATCTTGTACTTTCTGCGCATCTGCGAGTCCGCGAACCAGTAATACGGCAGGCGCAGTGCGGCTGCAGCCTGCTTGGCGTCGATCATTGGTTCGACATCTCCGATGAATTGCTTGTCGTTGCTCATGTTGTCCTCCAGCAGCGGTCTTGCCACGCGCACATCCGGCATTCGAAGTGGGTCGAGTCGTGGAAGGCGCGTGGCAGCAGCTCGCCTGCCTCGGTCGCCGTGATGACCTTCACCGCTCGATCCGACATGCGCTGGGCCAGTGCCGCGTCAAATGGCACGAGCTCGGTGTAGATCTCCATCGTGTCGGCGTTGAGCGCCGTGAAGATCGCCGGGTGCTCGTACAGTTCGAGATAGGCTTGGTAGATCGCCACTTGCGCGGCGTATATGGGCTTAGAGACGGCCAAGCCCTTTTTCTCCAGGTCGTTCCAGGACTTGTTGCCCAGGCACTTGCACTCCCAGAGCGCGGGGTAAGCGAAGCCATCAGGGCCCGCTACGACGACGCCATCGACGTGGCCTTGCAGGCGACCGTCAGCTACCGAGAAGCCGAATTGCTCGCCATCGGCCTTGCGGGTGCGCAGGTCAAAACCTGCGTCCCGCAGCCACGCGACCATGCAGTCCTCCATGACATGGCCACGCTCGAAGATGCGCAGCATCCGGCCCGGGATATCCCGACCGTGGTCGATAGGTGCTTTGGCGTACTCGAACTGCAGAGCGCGTTCGCAGGCCACCCCGAGGCGCGAGGCCCCGAGGTACTGGCGCTCTGACTGGCGGGCGCGGGCCTGCTGCAACCCGGCGTCGACCAGGGCGGTAACCTGGCCCGCGATGCTCGATGAGGAATTGAAGTCCATCATGGCTTCTTCCCCTTCGGTTCTTCCCAGGGCAGGTCGTCCTCCAGATCCGCGAAAGGATTGGCAGCATCGGGTGCCAGCGGATCGGGCGTGGGCGTCAAGCCCCGCACGGGCGGAAACTTGCTGGACTCGTGGTGCGCGACCATTGCGTCCGACCAGCAAGTGACGATGGCGTCGATTACCCGCAGGGCCTCGGCTTCGGAGTAATCGCCCAGCGGCTTGGTGAACCCGATCTCGCCCGCTGCTTCGCCGAAGGCCTTGAGGCAATGACGCATTGCGGCCAGTTCGACATCAGACGGATCAATCATGGCGACCTCCGTCTTGTCGATGCGACCTTCCTTGGCCCGCTGCCAGTTGCCGTACAGCCCGTGAAATGCGTCCTGGCAGCGACGCGAGCAGAACACCCAGTCGATGGGGTAGCGCCGGGGATCGCCCACACCGTGGCGGTTGTCGGTGTGGCCGTAGCCCCGGGCCTGTCGTTTGCAGACCCAGCATTTCACGTCCCCTCCTCGAGTTCATCGAGCAGCAGGCCCAACTGCAGGGCAGCGCCAGCAAAGGCGGCCTCGCAGCGGCGCTTGAAATCGGGATAGCTCATTGAGCTGCGCGCAATCGCCGTGACCGCGTGAATCTGCGATTCCAGATGCGCGAGCCCCTGATCGGACAGCCACTGGTGGTGCTTCTGCGAGATGCCCTTGCGATTGCGGATCTCGCCCAGCAAGTCCTCCGGCAACACAGGCCCGTAGACCCAACGCAGCGTGATCTGGCCGACGACGTGCGGCGGGTTCTGTTCGTGACCCTGGTACTTCCAGCCAAACAGGCGATAGATCGCGCGGTAGTAGTCAGGGTGGAAGCGGCGCTCCCACGATGCGCAGGACTGGCGCAGCAACTTGGAGATCAGCTCCTGCAGCGCATCCGGTGCGCGATGGTGCTGATAGCCGGTGGCCTCATCGATCAGCGCGACCTCGCCAGTGGTGGCCAGCGCCCGCATGATCTTCATGCAGTTGGGAACGATGCCCTGGCGTGCGCGGTGCAGCGTGCCTGCAATGGCTGCGTCCACCACGGAGGTGGCCACGTCCGCGATGATGCCTGCAGGGAAAAACTGGGTCTGGCGTCCCGATGGCAGCAAAATCGGCCCGGAAGATTTCTCCAGCAGTGACAATGAGTTAGGGGCGATTTCGGCCAGAAAACGGACGAAACGGCCACCCTTGTGCGATTCGTGAAAACCGAGCAGCTTGGCCAGTTCCTTGCGGACGTAGCCGCGCTCGCCGGTGGTGAGCACGACCGCCTCGCAGTCGAGATCGCCGAAATGCACGACGCCGTAGTGGCTGGCAGTGAGCATGGATGCGTTCATGGCGACCTCCCTTATTGCGCCCACGACGGTTTGCCCGTCACGGGTGCGCGCTGCGGAGCCGGTGCTTGGTACGCGGGGGCCGCCTGCGCCGGAGTGCCGGAGGTGCCGCCGCCCGACGTCTTGGGCGGCACGCCCATCAACTTGGCGTAGTCGGGGTGATCCGGTTCGACCGCGACCTTGACCACGTT